TGGAGACCAGGGAACTCCACACATACAGGGCTATCTCTGTTTCGCGGTCAAGAACAGACCGAAAAACTTCTACCCGAAAGGGATACATTGGGAAAAATGTAAAAAAATTCAGGCTTCGATTATATACTGCCGAAAAGATGGCGACTACATCGAGAAAGGAGTGCCCGCAGCACTAAGAGTCCTCACAGCAGAGCAGCTTCGGCCGTGGCAGGCCCGTGTGGTGGAGCTTGTGGTGGAGCCTCCGGATGACCGGACAGTTCACTGGTTCTGGGAATCAGTGGGAAACGTGGGGAAATCCGCGCTATGCAAACACCTCGTGCATCATCATAATGCGTTAATATGTGCTGGCAAGGCGTCCGACATGAAGTTTCTTGTCGCGAAGTTCATAGAGCGTGAAGGATTTCCCCCGGACTTGCTAATCATGGATATACCAAGGAGTTCACTTGACTACGTCTCTTACACAGGGCTCGAGGAAGTCAAGAATGGGCTTTTCGCCTCTACCAAGTACGAATGCGCCATGGTGTGCATGAACAGTCCGCATCTAATTATTTTTGCAAATAGTCCGCCAGAGCTATCGAATACGATGTCGGCGGACAGGTGGCATGTGGTTGATCTAAACAACGAACCTCGGGGAAGATAACACGAGTTTAGCTCGTAACGAGAGAATCGCAACCTTACCCCGCTGACGCGGGGGTGCGGTTTGCGATCCGCTGCGCTCGGCTAGAGGGTGTGATGGTGGAGTTAAGCAGGGCTTGTGTATATTAACCCAGGCCTGTGGCGGTACACTGCATCAGCAAGCTGATGGCAGGGTTTTCGAGATCGAGCGTACTGTTATCCGTGAAAATCAACAAATAATTCTTCAACTGGGCAGCGGTGTCATCATCTGCTGACACAGTCTGCCACGAGCCGGAGCCTCTACCAAGGGTATACCCTAACGGAAAACTGTACTCGATTCGCTTATAAGTAGACGAGATGGGCCCGTGTGCTGGGGAACCGATGACGATGGATCTGGCGCTTAGCTTAAAGTGCCAGCGCTTCTTGGTGATAAAATAGTCAGGATTAAGCATGACATCACCATTGCAGCCTGCAGAGTAAGAAAGAGCAGGCACAGCTCCCCGAATAAACTGATCAGGGACAGCCATTACATGATGGCCAGCTCCCGCACCGGATAGTGCAGTGTTGTGATGGCGAACCATATACTCAGCATTCTTAGGATTAAGACGTACGTGAAACACACTGAAATTAACGCCGGAGACCTCAGTAAAACTCGTGAATTGCATCACAAGCTTGAGGTTTCCCAAGCGGGCACGCGTGGTATTCTGAGCCGCATCGCTTTGCGCGAAGCACCTATCCCACGAGCCGCTATAAGTTCCGGCTGTAGCAGCGGGCTGCATCTGAAAGATGGTAAGTCCTCCCAGTGCAACTGTCGAGACTTCTCTGTACAAACCCCACTTATTGACTTCTCCACGCACCTTGTTCGCAAGCGATGTGATGCGGTCGTTAGTCTTCACAAGTTGATGTGACTGGGCACGAGCACCGCGCTTACGGCGGATGTAACGCTTAAGCTTCTTCGCGCCCTTATTTTTGGCGTACTTACGAACTGTCCTCGTGAGAGTCGGGGGCATTCTACCAACAAGTTGGTATAGTACGGGGAGAAAATAATATCTCGATTTAAACGCGGCAAACGCACCAAACGCGGGTAAAAAAATAGCGCGTTCAAATCTCGTTTCAGAATATATCGGGGTAGTTTACAAACCACCAACTACCCCAACCAACCAACCACCCTCCTCGATGAGTACCCGCTCGCCTATCAGCTCGCAGTTCTCTGCCACCGTACCAGACGCGTATGCCGCTATGATTGCCGCGGAAACCTGGCAGGACGCTATTCTTCCGAGCGTCCGCGACACTGTCTCAGGAGAATTCTGCGAATCCGAGGAGAAAGAGGAGGACTGCAGTTCCACCAGTTCCAACGAAGAGGGGGGAGGTAATACTAAAACTCCCCCCACCGAAGAGGCATCTAAAAAACAAGTATCGGCACAGCGCCACTGGTGTTTCACCTGGAATAACTATCCGAGCAACTGGAAAGAGCTTCTGTTCCAAGGTCCAGATCTTTCAGCGTATGTCTTCGGCAAAGAGGTTGGAGACCAGGGAACTCCACACATACAGGGCTATCTCTGTTTCGCGGTCAAGAACAGACCGAAAAACTTCTACCCGAAAGGGATACATTGG